TCCATTCCTCATGGCCAGTGAAAAGACCACAGAGGAAATGCACTTTAAGGCCATTAAAACTGCTCACGAAGACTTTGAGAAGTATCGGGATGACGGGTCGCTTAAAACTTGGATAGAAACACAGCCTGCATATCTCAAGAAAGAGTTCCTGAGAGTTTACAATGAAGGCGAATCCGACGAAGTAATAGACCTCTTCTCCCGGTTTAAAAAGGATAACAATATCGGAACGACCGATAAAGACGGCGAAAATAAAAATATTGAGCAAGAAGAAAAAAAGAATGAAAAAAAGAAAAAGCTCGATAGTATGGAAGTCGTTGATACCGGGAAGAGAGCTATCGGATCTACTGGCGTCGGCAAAGCAACAGATTACGATTCTGCCTTTGATGAAGCCATAAAGTCATCCAAATAGCCTTCCGTTCTATTAAGAAATAGGAGGAATTAAAATGGGAGTCAATATTTACGGAGATATATCCCCTCGGACAGCCGCTTACGCTTCAGTGGAATTACTGAAACGCGGTATGCCTTACATGCTTTTGGAAAAATTCGGGCAGAGCAAACCGCTGCCGGGGAACAAATCAACTACAATTAAATTCAGACGGTACGAGCACTTACCGCTTACTCTTACACCGCTGGTAGAAGGTGTCACTCCTCCGAGCCAGAAATTAACCTATACCGATGTTACGGCTACCTTGGAACAGCTCGGTAATGTCGTCGGTATCTCGGATGTTATCACAGATACCCACGAAGATCCTGTTTTCCAGGAAGCACAGACCGTTATCGGTGAACAGGCCGCAAAGACCATCGAGACTTATCGCTTCAACCACCTGAAGGCCGGCAGTAATGTATTTTATGCCGGAAGTGTTGCCGGAAGAACGGCTGTCGTAACTGCTCCGACCAGAGCAGACCAGAGAAAAATAGTTCGCGCATTAGAGCGCCAGGAAGCTGGTCATATTACCAGTATCGTTCGCAGTACCCCGGCATTTAATCAGGAAAGTGTACTTCCCTGCTTCGTCGCACTGTGCCATGTTGATCTGAAGTCCGATATTCGCGGCATGACTGGTTTTATCGATGCCAAAGATTATGGGAGTGTGTCCGCATGGGAATCGGAAATAGGCGCCGTGGAAGATGTGCGTTATTTGCACAGCACTATCTTTACTCCTTATGCTGATGGCGGTGGAGCAAAAGGAACCTTAATTTCCACTTCCGGAACTTCGGCTGACGTTTACCCGATTATGTATATTGCCAAAGACAGTTATGGTCTGGTCGCCCTGAAGGGTAAATATGCAATTACCCCTATGGTTATCAATCCGACTCCTTCTAAGTCTGATCCTCTGGGGCAGCGCGGAACGGTATCGTGGAAGACCATGCAGACGGCGGTAATTTTGAATGACGCCTGGTTTGCGATCGGAGAATTTGGTTGCACGAATTAATTAACAATTTAAAGTAATTAGGAGGAAAATCATGTCTGATATAAACGATGCTTTAAGGGCATTTAACTCTTCATACGCGCAGACCAGTTACCCGAAAGTAGCACAGCGTTCGGTATTCGAGGCTTTTCCGGAAGAGGCGACTCGCCGGGCCTTGGCTGGTATTAACAACAGGGTGTTGGGTAAAACAGACGGTACTTTTGTAAGTGGAGTATTACAGGCCGGAACTGCAGGCACCCCTGGTATTGCCGTCAACAACGCTCTGAGTTATACTGTTGATGGTAAATTGTATGCCGGGACAGCTTCTACCAACATTCCTATTCCGACAAGTCTGGGAACACAAGGTACAGCATCTTGGTGTAAATATCTTTTGTCGCTCGGCACCGCCGGCACATATACCATTACCAAAGGCAACGAGGCAACTTCCGGTTCTGCGGGGTCCTTATTGCCTGACCTGCCGGATGAAAACTGCGCCATCGGGTATATGGTCATAAAGACCGCTGCAGTGGCATACACCGCTGGTTACACTGATCCGGCTGCTAACTCCAGCACGGTCGGTTATTACGATTTGATGAGTATGCCGATAACCGAGCATTAAGATTAACAAATTGAGGGGGTTTTATGAAAGACATTAGCGGAATAGATGTTAAGGTAACTGGAGCAGGTGTGCGAGAAGCAAAAACTGCACCTAAAAAAGAGGAAGTAGAGAATGTTAATCTGGGACCGAAGTTTGATCCGACCTTTTTTACGCATCCGGAGGGACACCCAAAACAATGGGTAATCATCCGGGATACCGGTCAACCGAATGAAAAAAAGCAGCCGTTTGTTTCTTTAAACGGATATGCTTATCAGTTCCAGAAGAATGTACCAATTCAGTTGCCGACTCCTGTTTTAAACATGATGCGGAACTGTGTTTACACTAAAACCGAGAGAGATGAAGATACCGGAGAGGAAACGATTCGTAACATCCCTCGCTTTTCGATAGAGGTTTTACCGAATGCTCCTGACGGAATTAGTTAATATTCTGCGTAATCAGTACCTCGACGATGTTGCAGAACCATATCTCTGGAGTGACCCAGAATTAGTATCGTACATCTCGCAGGCGCAAAACGAGGCCTGCGAGAGAGCGAACCTGATCATCGACGAGTCAACTCCATCGGTATGTCAATTCCCGATTGAAGTGGGAGTTATTGGGTATTCTCTAAGCGATAAGGTTTTACTGGTAAAACGGTGTTCCTTCGGTACTTCTATCGAGGAGGCCTATCCCTTAGAACAGCAAACCAGAAGCAGATTAGATCAAACTCGTCCCGGTTGGCGTAATGGAACGAGTAACCCATATGCTTATATCTGCGAAGACAATGGTGAAATTACGATTGTTCCGCCTACGGGCGGTACAGTAGGGACTTCTGGAACTGCCGCAACTTCTGGCACCACTGGTACTGCGTTTCTTCAGGTATCACGTTATCCGTTAAACGATCTTTCATTAAACTCCACTGCTGGTTCTGGCACGGCCGGACTTGGGATTACTTATCCGGAAATTCCAGCACAGTATCATATCAAGATGTTGTCTTGGGCGGCTCGTTGCGCGTTTTTAAAAAACGATTCGGAAACTTTTAATTTGGCTAAGTCTGAAAAGCACGAGTCCATGTTTGACAGAGACTTTGGCCGTCCGCTTTCGGCAAAGACAAGACAGTTTTTAAGAAGTAATAATTTAAACTCGCCCAGGATGCGTCCTCGGGCTTTTGGTTCGTAGGAGGAAGAAAAATGGCAATAAATGCTGTGAAACGATTATTGGAAGATCTTGCCAGCGGCGCTAATATTCCGGCTTCTGCTGCTACCGCTGCCTATGCCACAACCGCAGGACATGCTGGAAGTGCGTACTTTGCGACTACGGCGGGTACTACGGGAGTAACCAGTGGTACGTCTGGTACATCTGGAACAGGGATAACTTCTGGCACGAGTGGCACAACCGGCACGTCGGGTTCGTCTGGTACAACTGGAACGAGTGGAACAAGCGGAACGGGTGCTTAATTTAACAATAAATTATAAGGTGGCGGGGGTGAAAGTCCCTCGCCTTGTTTAATTATGATTTTAGCAAGTTTATATTTCTGAGGTCGATATGCTGACAGAAGAAAAAATTGTCCGCGGTGATTCGTATGCCTGGACTCTTACATTCGATAAAGACGACGTTGTACTAAACATCACTGGATGGACGGTTTTTTTCACATTGAAAAAAAATTGGCAACTTCCAGACTCAGAAGCATCTCTTCAAAAAATAATCACATCACATACAGATCCGGTAAACGGTCAAACCGTTCTTACGTTATTGCCGACAGACACCATTAATCTTGATGTCGGTAAATATGACTATGACATTAAGGTTTTGGCATATACCGGAACAGCGGGTACGGCTGGGACTATTAACGAGGTTTATACCGTGACGCGCGGTAAGTTTACAATAGAATACAATGTCAGAACTGGTACGGCAGGGACTTCAGGAGCGTAAAGATGGCTGAAATAAAAGTTAATATCAATAAAGGATCGGACGTAAATGTTTCTCTTTCGCAGGAACAGCCGATTCATGTTGGTATTATTAAAGGCCATGATATCCATGTTGGAATAATAAAAGATCAAGATATTAATGTCGGTATCGTTAAGGGAAAAGATATTAATGTGACGATTGTTGGCGGTGCTGCGGGTTCTGCCGGGAAAGATGGCACATATTTCGGTTCTTCGGGAACTGCGGGTACTTCCGGCTCTTCAGGCATCAGTGGCAATCATGGCACGAGTGGTACTTCCGGATCAAGTGGAACGTCTGGCAGTAGTGGATTCGGCACTTCAGGTACATCAGGGACAACGGGAACTTCTGGTACAAGTTCAACTTCGGGCACAAGCGGAATAGACGGTTCTTCTGGGAGCAGCGGAACTTCCGGTAGCGATGGAACATCAGGTTCGTCAGGCACGTCCGGTAGCAGTGGGACGAATGGTACGTCTGGAACTTCACAAACATTACCATTACCCGGTACTGCCGTTGAATTGGCTGAACTTGGAACAGCCACCTATGATGATGTGCAAGATTTTGTTAATTCCTTTGGTTCTACTGGCAGAAAGACAGGCGGGATAATAACCGATGCTACGGGTGGTTATGTTGCCGTTACGGGCGGCACAGGGTTTATTAAAGCAACTGACGATGACAACGCTCAGTTACTGTTCTTTGACTGGCCAGCCCCTTCAAATATTCAAATTCCCGGTTCTTCAACAAGGTATATTGGAGTTGAATACAATGGTGGTTCTCCGCGAGTAGTTGCCAGAACTACCTTTAATTGGAATTTCGATAGTGAATTTCCCCTTGGAAGAGTAATAAGCGATAATATCAATGGGGCCGAAGAACTCTATATATATAACTCTCCGTGGTGGGTTGCTGATTCTATCACAAACATCATTGAAGTTATTAGAAGTTTTGGTTTAATTAGGCGTGACGAGTCTATCGGTGGGTTAATTCTTTCCGTTACGGGCACAAGAAACGTGGCCGTTACGGGAGGCACTTTATGGTCTGGATTAAACGAGTTCGCCTTCGCCGGATTAGACACAGTCACAACTGGTACTTTTGAATATTATTGGTATAAAAATGGCACAGGTTGGCAATCTAGTGACGCAACTCAATATTCCGTTACTCAATGGAATGACGTCACACAGACTACACTACAAAACATTGATCCTAATAAGTTCTGTAATATATGGGTATATGGCGAATTTAATGCTGGGGTTGCAAGTGTAGCGGTTATTTATCCGCAAGCACAGTATAATACGGCTGCGGTTGCCGAGGCGAAGACTGCACCTGATAATATTCCTGTCCATATTAGAGATTTAGGAAAGTTACTTGGAAGAATAATTATCAAACAAAACGTAAATACACCTGTTGCGGTTCAGACGGTATTTACATCTTCGTTTTCCGCAAGCGTTGTAACAGATCACGGTAACTTGGCAGGGCTTTCTGATGATGATCATTCTCAGTATATTCTTGCTGGAGGGACAAGGGAATATACAGGAGATCAATCCATGGGAACACACAAAATTACATCGCTTGGTGCTCCTACAACTAGCGGAGATGCTATTAGGGCAACAACAAAAATAACAGAAGCTAATTTGGAATTATTAACTGATATAAATATTAATCTTATTATTACTTTGGGGTCATTGTAAATGGCAACTATTCCTGACATGGGAGTCATGGGAAATGTTTTTAACATTTCTGAAACGACTGCTACGGCATTAGGTGAAATAGTCAATACTGGCGGAGAAAATTGTTCTGTTAGAGGATTTTGTTATGGATTAACAGAAAATCCAACAATAGCAGATCAAGAAGTGCATACAACTGGTAGTTTTGGGGCTGCTGGATATACAATGAACTTAACTGGCATTACCGGCAATCATACTTATTATATTAGAGCTTATGCGATAAATTCAGCAGGTCCTGGCTATAGCACACAGATGTCGTTTTCAAATATACTGCCTGTTGTAACAACAACAGATGCCAGTAATATAGAAGCAGAAACGGCAACTTGTGGTGGAGAAGTAACTGGACATGGAGGATCGTATGTTTATCCATCTGGTGTTTGCTGGAACATAACAGGAAGTCCCGTAATAACAGATTCTCATACAGTAGATGAATCCGGAAATGATTGGGGGTTAGGAGTGTTCACCAGTCATTTAACAGGACTAACTAAAGACACTTTATACTATTTCCGCGCTTATGGACGAAACGCAATTGGGACTGCTTATGGTGCCGAAAAGACATTTATAACTAAAGATGGCATTCCCACTTTTTCTACATCCGAAGTAACAGTTATCGAAACAGATTCAGCAACTGTGTTGGGAAGTATTACAGACGATGGGGGGTATGCCATAACTGAGAGAGGAGTTTGCTATAGTGTCTCTGAGAATCCAACAACATCAGACGATTACACATCTAATGGTGCGGGAGAAGGAAGTTTTATATCCAGATTTTCTGGATTAGTTTCCGGAACTCTTTATTATATAAAACCGTATGCAATAAATAATCATGGAACTGCTTACGGAAATCAGGTATCATTCACAACAGTTACCAAAGAAATTATACAACAAGTAGCAACATATGTTACTGCCCTCTTTTAAGGAGAAAATATGTTTTGCATGACAGCGAGTGATACACTAGGGGGAATTGCTTCAATAGCATCGAAAGTGGATTATTTGATTTATGGGTTTGTCGCCGGTGTACCAACAAGATTGGCTTCTGGACAATTAAGCGATTCTTCTGCAATTCTATACACCGCACCATCGGCAGCACATGTAATATCCGTTTCTTTTGTCAACACACACACATCTGCTGTTTCCATAGACTTATTTCTTGACCCACTTAACGCGGGAACTCCCAGAAGAGCAATTCCTAAAACGCTTGTTTTACAGGCGGGTTACTCGTTATATTTTGATGGGCAACGCTGTATGATGATTGATACATCTGGCGGTATTGTATCTGGCGGAAATGTTTCCGATGAGGAATATGGCGCCAATTGGGATGGGGTAACAAGTGTATCTCCAAGTAAAAACGCGGTGTACGACCAGATGCAATTAAAATTAACCGGATCATATGCAACTGCCGCGGAAATAATCGCAGGTGAAGAAACAGCGGAGGCCATTGCGCCGGATCAAGCAGCTTTATCATTAGTTGGTGCAGGATCAACCTTAACTGACAACGCTTTGCTTCGTGGGGACGGTGGGGAAAGGAAGGCTCAAACCAGTACAGTTATTGTTGATGATTCGGGAAGGATGACTAACTCCAGCCAACCGGGATTTTCCGTTTACCCGACAATCGGGCAGGATAACATAGCCGTCGGATCAGCCGTAACCGTCGTCTGGGGCACGGAAATATTTGATCAGAACGCCAATTTTGCTACTAACGTATTTACCGCCCCGGTAACTGGCAAATATCAGATGAATGTCTCGCTGTACATGACCTTCCTTGATTCAGGCGCGTCTTATTATTCATTAACTATCGTAACTTCCAACAGATCGTACTCAGGCGTATTTGATATGTCGAAATTCTCCGCTGATGTGACCTACTGGACGTTCGAAATGTCAAGATTCGTGGACATGGATGCCGGAGACACAGCGTATATCACCATTACCCAAGTGGGTGGTGCGCAGCAATCCGACATTTCAACAGGTTCATCGTTTAGTGGATTTTTAGTTTTTTAAGGAGAAAAACATGGAATTATCAATAGAAGATAGAGCGGTATTGGCTCATGTAGTGGTAAGCGTTGATGACTGGGTTGCTCATGCCCTTAATACGGTCGGAGAAGAAGCGGTAACGGCGAAGATTGCCCGCTGGAAGCCGGAATATCTGGCCGTGAAGGATTTGCCGGGATATAAGACCAGAGTGGAAAGAGAGACGGAAGAGCGGAAATAAAAGGTGGCGGAAATACAGGGTAGGTTTGGGTAAAATGCTAAGGCGGAGGTTCGGTAATGGCGATTCGGATAAAATTAAAAGTTCTGCAATGGGGGACGGGTTTTGTTTTAATATTCGCGTGGGCTAGTATTTGCTATGCCGCCGCCTCAAATCCGAGCTGGTATGAGCATGTCGATTTACTAACAGTCCTTTTTGGCATGGCTATTTCTGCTATCGTATTCTTTGCCCTGCGAACTCTGCAAAAGATCGACAAAAATCAGGAACGGCTTTTTGAGCTTAACAGAGAGCTGCGGAATGATTTTAATTTACTCAAGGGCAGGTGTGACGAGAGGTTAAGGGGTAAGGGATGACGACCTTAAAAGACCGTATCAAAAAAAATGAAGGTTTCCGTCTCAAGAGATACGAGGACTCTTTGGGCTTCTGGACTATCTACTATGGTCATTTATGCCGGGACGGTGAAGTTTATCTCAATACGGTTGAAGACGCTGAAAAGTATTTAGACGCTGACATTAAAATTGCCACGCAGGGCGCAAAAAATCTATTTCCTGAATTTAATGAATTTTCTCAGTCCCGGAAAGAAGCATTAATTGAACTGGTTTTCAATCTTGGAGAGCCGAAGATATGCCGGAAATTCCCGCGTTTTTGTAACAATGTAAATCGTGGAGCATGGGAAGAGGCGGCAAATGAACTTCAATATGCAGACGGTCATAGCGTTTTAAGTAAGTGGTATCAAGACGTAAAAGAGAAAAGGGCGGAAGAAATTTTAGAGTTATTGAGGACAGCATGATAATTCTTAAATGGCTCGCAAAAATAATCATTGCAACGGTCTGGTTGGTGATTTCTATTATCGCCGGGTTGTTTACCGGAATAGCGTTGGGCTTTATCGCTTGGAATGCCGGGATAAATTATCTCAATAGAATTCTCGAAAAAAGGTTGAGGTGACGAAATGAACCCTCTTTTTTGGTTTTGTTTGATGGTCCCGTGTTTTGGCTGTCCGTGGCGTGATGATGACCACCGGAAGGATGCAAAGGAAAAGGCCGCACTCAGGGAAGAAAATTCCCGGCTGCGGCAACTGGCCATCGAAAACGGGATCAATTATGGCGGGTCGATTTATGTTACAGGTCAAAAACCGAGTTAGAAACGTATTCTGGTGGGCTGTAATAATGTATCAGGCCTTACGCCTTTTGATATTTTGTGTTGCCAGAGGAGTCTATGTTGGCGCAAAAGAAGGGTATCGTATCTGGGAATATAATATGATTCGACTGGATCGACTGGAGAAGTGGTAGAATGAGTAAGTTTTTAACCGAACTTAACGCAAAATTAAAAGATGATGACTGTGTGTGGGTGCTTTTCTTTCCCTTAATTTATGAATCTGATCTCTTAGGGAAAATAGAAGTTCCGGCAGGATTTGAAACAGACTTTGCCAGCGTTCCGCGAGTACCGTTTATTTATGAACTATTTGGCGCTCGGGCACACAGGGAAGCCGTGCTGCATGATTACCTTTATCGGACTGATTCGGTTCCACAGGCCACATATTCACAGGCAAACGAAGTTTTTTATGAAGCGATGGAACTGAGGGGAAAGAGTTGGCTTGTCCGACATGGAATGTGGCTCGGTGTTGTGCTCGGTGGCTGGACTGCGTTTCATAAAAAGAAAGTTAGTGATAAATTATAAAATAATCCCTTGTGCGTAAAAAAAGGGGTAGCAATAATTAAGTATTAAGTGTGGTGCTCTGCGGATAGGGTCATTCCCGAAAACCGGCACCCTCACCGGCTTTCGCAGAGTTCTTATTAACGAGGATAACCTTTAGAGGAAAGGGGAGAAAAGAATGTTTAAAAAAGTAAACGCATATGCACCATGGGGAGATAGGACCGGATACCAAATCCACGCCAAAGGATTTTTTGAGGCCATGGAGAAGCGTATTGCCGTCAACCGACAGATACCCTATAATGGAGACATTTCTATTTCATTGCTGGATTCAGTGAGTACCCAGTACGAAAAACAGCGAAAACCGTTCCCGTCAATATTGCTAAATGTCTGGGAGAGTACGTTGCAACCGCAAGGATTTATGGAGGCACTACGTCTTTATGACCAGTTATGGGTTCCTTCAGAATGGCAGCGTCAATGCACTATTGATCAAGGCGTAAATGCGGACTTTGTTAAAGTCGTCCCGGAGGGTATTGATCCTGAATTATATCATCCTAATTTTAAAGAACAACCGCCGGAAGATTATTTCCGTTTCCTTATCGTTGGGAAATGGGAACACCGTAAATCGACACGCGAAATGATCCAATGTTGGCTGGAAGTATTTAAAGACGTTCCGAATGTCCAGTTATGGGTTATGGCCGACAATCCGTTCCCGGTGGATGAATACCAGACGACGGAAGAACGTCTGAAGGGATACGGGTTGGAAAGCGAAAAAATAAGAATAGTTCCTTTTGTCAGTAAAGACAGTTATGTCCATATTCTTCAGACTTCCCATGTATTTCTGAGTTGCAGCCGGGCCGAGGGGTGGAATTTACCCCTGATCGAAGCCATGGCATGTGGGATTCCGGTTGTTGCATTGGATTGGTCTGGAAGCACCGAGTTTGCTAAAGACGCGATACTTGTGCGGGTCAAGGATTTTAGGAAACCGGAGCACGTTTACGGCATGCCGGATTGCCCGGGGTTATGGGCTGAACCTGATTTTGATAATTTCAAAGAAGTCATTAAAGACGCTTATGATAATTGGGATAAACATTGGGTAAAGGCGCTGGCCACTTCCGAATATATCCGCCGTGAATTTTCTTGGGACAAGGCTGCTGAGAAAGCCATGGTCGTTCTTCAAGAAATAGAAGACAATACCAAGGCGATGTCCGCAGAAACTAAAGATCAAATATTCTGTATTGGTTGCTGGCCGAATTCAGAAGAGAAGATGGCGACGCTGGTGGAGACTATCAACCAAGTGAAATTCGCCGGTTTCCCGGTATTAATTACTTCGCACTATGCGCTTCCTC